AACGCTAGCCCACGAAGCCCGCACGCCCGCCCTGTGGAGCGTATCGCTTGGCGACGGCAACGCGGCGCCGGATTCGGATCAACTGAAGTCAATCAAGGGCGATATGGACCGCGTGCGCAAAACGGACGGCGTGCTAGTCATGGCCGGGCCGTTGGCCGCGAACCGCATAGGCGCGGCGCCCCACGCATCCCTTGTAACCTTGCGCGCGCAAATGGCATCGGAAATCGCCGGGCTGTTCGGCGTGCCGCGCGCGCTGCTGAGCGAGGCCGCGCCCGGCCAGGCGCAGCGCGAAGGGCTGCGGCGCTTCGCCCATACCACGCTCGCGCCGATGGCCGCCGTGATCGCCGCCGAAGTAACCGAAAAAACCGGCATCGCGTGCGAAATCAGCCTTGACCGGCTGTTCGCGGCCGATGTAACCGCGCGCGCCCGCGCCTACAAGGGCCTGGTGGATTCCGGAGTGGCGGCGGATGCCGCCGCCCGAATTGTCGGCTTCGAGAGCCTGGCCTGATGCAAACGCCAGTGAGCAGGGCGGTGCTGCCCGCAACGGCGGGGCCTTCGGAGGATTGGGGGCTGTCAGTGGCCGAAGCGAAGACCGCCTGCGGACTCTTCGACGATCTGCATGACCACGAAGTCGAGCCTTTGATCCAAGCCGCCCGCGAGCGCGTGGCCAAATTGCTAGGGAGCGCGTGGCCCGTCAGCAACGCCGCAACCTACTACTACCGGGGATTGACCGGCGGGCTGCTGGCGCCCGGCGCGGCGGTGGGAGTCCGGACGACCGCGCCAAGCGTGGCGCTGCGCTACTGGGCCGAAGGCAGTCCGGCGGCGGCGGTGATCCCGGATGCCACGTACCGCGCGCTGGTGCGCGGGCCGGATATTCAAGTGCATCCGTTGACGCGCGCCGCCTTCGCCGCCTTCGCCGTTGATCCCGGAATGGCCGAGCCCGTGGAGCTGAGCATCACGCTCGCCACAGAATCCGGGGTTGGGGAAACAACCGAATCGGTGCGCGCCGCGATGCGCGCAATGGTGGCCGGGCTTTACAACGGGCTTGACCCGCACGAATTTCAACCGATCGTCCGCAGCCTGCTGCCCCGGAGGTTCTGGGCGTGAGCGCATTCAAAATCACGGCCGCCGATGTGGAGGCGCCGGAACCCGGCATCGCCGACCTGGCGGCCATGTGGGGGCCGCCGGAGTTCAGCGCGCCGGGGCAATGCCTGGAAGGCTGCGGATTCGCGGTGCGCCTGGTGGCGCATCCGCATCCGCCGCCGCCCGGCGCGCGCGAGGCGGCCATGCTGCGCAGCCTGGCCGAATCTCAATTCAAACTCGCCCAGGCGCTGCGCAAAGCCCTGGGCATTCCGGATGACCCCAAGCCGCGCAAGGCGGCGGTTCATCCAATCAACTAGAGGCTGCCAGCCGCCGCCGGGCGCTGTCGAGCCTTCAAACGGGCTATGACACTGCCAACTGCGCTTTCAGGCGCCGAGAGAGGCCAAAAAAGCGCCTTCGCGGGCGTGATCGCGGTTTCAAACGGCCTGCGGGGCCGTATTATTGGGAAAAAGTAAGGCCGCGCCCTGGCCTGGTGCGCGGCCTTGTAAATCAAATCGCTTAATGAGGAGGCGATATGAATCCTAAGCATAGCACATATACCCAAGCCGATTATGCCGGCGCGCTGCGCAATCTGAAGCGGAAAGGAACCGACCTTCAGGGGCCATGCCCGCGCTGCGGCGGGAAAGACCGCTTCTACGTGCGCCCTGACGGCGGCGCCTATTGCCGGAAGTGCTGCCCGGACTTGAGCACGCCCGGCCACAGGGAAAACCGGAACCAAATAGAAAGCCTGGCCTTCGGCGAAGACGCCGCCGCCTTGCCGCCGCCGGGGGAAACCCTGACCTTCTGGGAGCACAAAAACATCAAAGGAGAAACCTTCCGGGTGCTGCGCAAGGACGGGCCGAGTGGGAAATCCATTCAACGCTACCCGATGGGCGTTAAAGGACCGTACCTGCCCTATTTCACGGGGCCGGAGGACGCGCCGATCGTGATCGTGGAAGGCGAAAAATGCGCTGACGCGATCGCCGCCGCCGGGTTCCGGGGCTGCACTTGGCCCGGCGGCGCCGGGGCGTGGAAAGCCACCGATTGGGATTCACTGAAAGGGCTGCGGCTTTGCTTGTGGCCGGATGCCGACGAAGACGGAAGGAAGGCGATGCGCGGCCTGGCGGCGGCGCTGCAAGCCCGGCGCTGCGTGGTGAGCATGGTGCAGCCACCGCCGGATTCGCCCGCCGGCTGGGATTGCGCGGATGCCGTAAGCACCAGGCGCAAGCGCCTGGTGGAGGGAGCGCCGGAACTGCCCGCACTGAACGTGAAGAAGCTGCCGGGCGCGCGCGGCGCCGAAGACAGCGAAGACGCCGGCATAGAGCTGGTGGCGGAGTGGGCATCCCACATTGAAATGACAGAGACTGAGTGGCTTTGGCCGGACTGGCTGGCGCGGGGGAAAATCCACCTGCTGGCCGGCGAAGCCGGGCGCGGAAAAACCACGATCGCCTGCAAAGTCGCCGCCGACCTGACCAGCGGCAGCGGCGACTTCGCCGAAGGCGATCCGGGCCGCGTGGCGATCTACACGGGAGAGGAGGATTGGGGCAGCACGCTCGCGCCTTCGCTATCGGCGATGGGCGCCGACCTGGGGCGGATAATGCCCGTGCAGCTGGTGCGCGGCGCTGAGGACGAAGAGACAGGGTTCAACCTGGCTGACCCTGCCCACGTGGCCGCGCTGGCGGCGGCGCTGCGCAAGCACGAAATAGACCTTTTCGTAGCCGACCCGGTGATCACCATCGCGACGGGATTGCAGAATACCAACGATGCGATCGGCATCCGGAAAGCATTGAAGCCCTTGCAAACCCTGATTGCCGAAACAGGCTGCGCCGTGCTAGGCATAACCCACCTGCGCAAAGCTCAGAAGGGCGATCAATACGCGCCGACGGTGGACCGGGTGCTAGGCTCGCAAGCCTGGGGCGCGGTGGCCCGCATTGTCTGGGCCGTGGCCCTCGAGGGCGCGGATCACGTCCTGGGCATCGCAAAATCCAACATCGGCGGAACTCGCGGAAAGATTTACTACGAGATAGACGAAACCGAAATATCCGCCGGGCGGCCAGGCGCTGGCAAGATGGGCCGGGCGGCGCATTTCCTGGACCGCGAAGCCAGCGCCGATATGAGCAAGGCCCACTTGCTCACTGACGGGGAACAGCCCAAGAGCAAAGTAGAGAAGGCGGAAGATTGGCTGCTGAGCTACTTGCGGGAAAGGTGGGCGGAATCCGCCCACCTGGAAGGAACGGCGGAGCGAGCCGGCATCACCAACGCATCGCTTCGGCGGGCGCGGGCGAAGTTGCGCAAGACGGGCGAACTCCACACTTGGAAGACCGCGGCCGGGCGCTGGGCGTGGGGAACCGAACTGCCCGAAGAATGAGAGAAAAGACCATGTTGCGCAACCATGTTGCGCAACTTGCGCAACATCAATTCCCTAAATACCCCCTTTTGCGCAACATCATTATTATCAATAACTTATATATTGGGTATTTGCGCAACATGGTCTTCTTAAGGGGCATGTTGCGCAAGTTGGGGGGAAGTAGGGAAAGCCGTGCGCAAGTTGCGCAAGTTGGTTGCGCAAGTTGGTTGCGCAACATGCGCAAAATGGAGGGTGCAGGGCATGGGGATCCCCTGTACGCGGCGGCGCAATCTTGATTGCGCATGCTGTAGGGGGGCGGGCGCGCGGATTCGTAAGTAACCGAGTAAGTAACCGGCTGGAACATGCCTGAATCAAGCGCATCAAAAGTAGCCCGGTGGCGGGCCAGGAACCCGGCGGCGGCGCGCGAGGCGAACCGGCGGCATCAATCCGCCGACCGCGCCCGGCGGCGGAAAGAGAAAGCCGCCGAAGTCCAGGCGGCCGACTACTGGCCGCCGAAATGCCCGGCAAACCGAAGCCGGGCGGCGGCCGTGGCGCGCTGGGCTGCGGCTGAGCTGAGGGTTCCGCCGGGGCATCCGGATTCGGGGAAACCTATCCGGCTGGCGGGCTTCCAGGCGGACTTGCTGCGCGCGATTTACAATCCGGCGAACAAGACGCTGGGCTTGTCGATCGCCCGGAAAAACGCCAAATCCGCAACGATCGCGATCGTGCTGCTGGCCGCCTTGTGCGGCCCAACGCGGGCGCCCGGCTGGCGGGCGATCGTGTGCAGCCTGACCGCCCACCTAGCGAAGGAGTTGCGCGCCCAAATGCTCGCGCTGGCGGATGCCGCCAGGCATCCCTTGCCGGTGAAGTTGCGGCTAACGCCTTACCCCGGCGCCTTCGAGTCTGACTATGGCCGGGTGGACTTTTTGGCGGCCGACAAGAGCACGGGCCATGCGGTGGGAGCCGACCTGGTTTTGTTTGATGAGTTGGGCCTGCTGGACGAAAGCCGCCGCGAGCTGGTGGCCGCGCTGAAGTCTTGCGTTTCCGCCCGCGATGGGCAGTTTGTGGCCATCAGCATCCGGGGCCACTCGCCGATGTTCGCGGAGTTGGAAACCCAGGCCGAAGCCGGGCTAGCCTGGTGGCGCGAGTACGCCGCCGAACCCGGCTGCCGGCCGGATGATCCTAGCGCCTGGAAGGCGGCGAATCCGGGCTTGGCAAGCGGCATAAAAAGCCGCCAATACATGCAGCGCCGGGCGGGCCAGGCGCTGGCAACGCCTGCTGAGCTGCCCCAGTTCCTGGCGCACGAGCTGAATTTGCCGGGCGACCCGGACCGCGAAGGCCTGGTAAGCCTGGCCGCCTGGCAGGCGATCGAGCGCCTGGACTGCCCGGAATTGTCGGGCCGCGTAGTCATGGGCATTGACCTGGGGCAGTCAGTCTCAATGTCGGCGGCCGTGGCCGTGAGCCTGGACACGGGCGCGATCCGCGCCTGGGGCGCCTTCGCGGCCGAGCCTGGCCTTCGGCAGCGCGCGGATGCGGATGGCGTGGGCGCGATCTACGCGCGCATCCGCGAGGCCGGGCAACTAGGCCTGATGCCTGGCCGGGTGGTGGCGCCCGGCGCCTTCGTTACCGAGGCGCTTCGGCGCCTGATTCCGCCCGGCTGCAACCTGGTGGCGGTTGGCGTGGACCGCTACCGGCGCGCCGAAGCGGAACAAGCCCTGCGAAGCGTCAGCGCCGAAGTAGTTTTTCGCGGAACCGGCGCCCACGCCCGCGCTGATGGTTCCGCCGATGTTCGGGCGGCCCAGCGGCTAATCCAGACTAGGGAGCTGAGCGCCGAAAGCCCCGACGAGTTGATCCGTTTCGGCCTGGCGCAAACCGTGCTGCGCTTTGACGGCGGCGGCAACCCGGCGCTTGATAAATCGCGCAGCAAGGCGCGGATTGATCCAATATCGGCGCTGGTGATCGCCTGCGGGCTTTACGAGGCGAAGAAAGACAAGGGGGCGCTTTGGCAATCCTTTGTTGCCTACCAGGCGAACCCGGACTAGGGCAAATTGCAATCCGCGCTGTAGCCTTTGATTTCCATGCATTGGGCTACCTTCGCCCGCACATCCCAAACCGAATAAGTAAAGGGCACAAAGTTCATAAACTCTTTCAGGCATTCCGCCCGGTGCTGAATGATCCGGTTTTGGGCCGCGGGCGAAGCCAGAGGCTTAAATTCGCACAAGTCGACAACAAGTTGGCGGGCGATGGCGGCGGCTTCGCGGGGGGAGAAGGTTTCGCCTTCGCTTGTTCCGCAGCCCGGCAAGGCGCCGCCTAGGGCGGCAAGGGCAAGGATGGCGGGCAATCTCATATTAGGGCCAGGCGGCGGAAGCCCCGCGTTGGCGGGGAACGGTTTCGTTGAAACCCGCAGCCTTCCGGCTGACTTTAGCTTTGCTTTCGCTTCAATGAGGCCGCCGCCTGGCGGGCCATATTCTAGCGCAGCATCCGGAAGGGGTTATACTCGCGGTTGTCAACAATTCAGGGGCAGCCCTGCCGGGCTACTCGCTGAATGCAAAAGCCCGGTATCGGCTGGCGGTTAGCTACCGCTATGCCTGGGGCGAATAGGCGGGGTTCTATTCCCTTTGAATTGTTGACATGGCCCGGCGCCTTCGCCGGGAAGTGGACATCATGGGGGGGAACAATGGGGAAACTTAAAGGCTGTCTGACTGGCGGCGGCATCGCGGCCATGCAGCTATGCGCGGCGCTGATTCTGTTCATTGCGGTTCCGCCGCCAGTGGCGAAGGCGCTTGATGGCTACCCGCCAGGCGGTATTAGCCCGCAATCCGCATACACGATGTGGGAGGCTTCCAACGCTGTAGGCGAGCGTTGGAAGGCGTACGGCGGCAGCTTTTGGAGGGGAAAAAACGTTGACTGCAAAGGGTTCCCGATCGGAGATGCGGATTCAATGCTTTCGTTATACCGGACTTATGGGCCCAACATGGACAGTTTCGAGGATATTCAGGGAGTGTGCCGCGAAGACAGCTGGGCACGCACACACGCAAATACCTCTTGGCAAGAATGCCGAAACTGGGCGGCCGCCGGATTAACCTTCATCCCTCAATTCGAGTCCGTTTCCGAAGGGGTGGAAGTGGAATGGCTTAACATTATAGCCATCGCTATCGCTCTCTTGGGTGTTATTTTGACGGTGCTTTACGGGGAGTGGTCGCAGGACGATTATCAGGCGTGGAAATCGCAGTACATCCTTCAGTGGCAGGATGATGTTTGCGGGACCAGCATTGATGGGCTATAGGAGGTGGCGGCTATGTGGTCGGCGGACCTTTTGATAAAACTAGTGGCCCTTCTGGCTAGTTGTGGCGGGCTTGCTTTGGGGGCTTACTCGCTAGGGTATTCGCATGGCCGCCGAGCGGCTAGCGCGCCGCCCGGCGCTGGAGCCACTCGGTCCATTCCGGGCTAGCGCCCTTCAGTTCAGGCTTCCGCCCGCCGCCTTGCGGCGGGCTGCCTTTGTACGTCTTCGCCGCGTGGCAGCGGATGCAAAGCGTTTGCAGGTTGGCTAAATCGAGCCGGGCGCCGCCTTTCGATATGGGCCTTATGTGATCCGCATGGAGGCGCTGGCGGCTGCCGCAGCGCCGGCATTCCGGCTGCCTGGCCAGCTGCAATTTTCGGATGCGCCGCCATTCCGGAGAAGCGTAAAAAGGGTTGGGCTTGGGCATCTTCGGCGGGCGCGAACTTCGCTGGAAATGGGGAGTACAATAGCCCATGCGCTAGTAAATAAATATGTTTGGTTTCAGGTGGATGGATGCCAGGCTACGAGCGGGGATGCTAGCAAATCGAATTTTTTTTTTTTAGGAGGCATTCATGCCTAACGGAAAAGTGATTTACGGCGAAGACGGGCGCAAGTACGGCGCCGGCGCCGACTATCTGAAGGCCCTTGAGCTGCAGGGGAAAATCAGCGCCCCATTCTGAGCCGGCTGTTTGGCCGCAACGTCCTGGACTTCTTGGGCGTGCGCATCGACCAGGTGCCGGCCGGGCAAAGCGAGTACTTGCTTGTGAACGCCGGCGTGGCGCCGGCCCAGCGCGTGGAAGGCGCGGCGGGGCCGGACAGCGCCGCGCTGGGCCTGGCGGCAACCACGCTCAAGCCCAAGCGGTTGACCGGCAAATACATCTACTCGCAAGAGCTGCTGGCATCAACGCCCATGATCGAGGACGCGATCCGGAGTGATCTTCGGATGGCGGTTGAAGCGGCCATGAGTGACGGAGTCATCAACGGCGTAATCACGCCCGCGACCGCGAGCACGCACGCCAACATCAACGGGTTTGTGAACAGCCTTACCCAGGTGGACGATGGCAGCGCCGCCGATGCCGCGCGCTTCGCCGGCCTGGCGGCGGAAGCCGTGGACGGCATCCACGCCGATACTGAGGCCCAAGTTCGGGTTCTGGTGGGCGTGGCGAGCTACAAACTCGCGGCGAAGGTGCACCTGGCGGGTTCCGGCGAATCCGGAACCGAACTTCTGATGCGCCGCGCCGGGGGCTTCCGCAGCTCAAGCTACATCGCGGGGCCGGCATCCGATATTCAAGACTCGATACTTTGGGCCGGCGGCGGCGGCGTAAGCCGCGGCGACTCAGTGGCGGCGATGTGGGGCAACGGGCTTGAAGTGATCCGCGACCCCTATACCCAGGCGGCGCAAGGCCAAATCGTGCTGAACTGGATCAGCTTGTGGGATGCCGCGGTGGCGCATCGCGCCGGCGCGTACGCCAGCATCGGCTTGAAACTAGCCTGATATGGCCGTCAGCATCAAAAAGACGCGCCTTGAGACTGTCTCAAGGCTGGCTTCAGTCAACGCTTTTCTAGGGGCCGCCAACGATGCGGTTGCCGTTTCCTTCGCCGAAGGGGCGCGCTATCCGGCGCGGGTTACCTGGGCGTTTCCGGGTTCCGGCACAAAGAAACTCGCCCTGCTGGCTACGGGCGTGATTGATCCGGCAACAAAGGAATACGGGCCGGCCGCCGCCCAGCAAACGGCTGACGGCAGTTTGATTGTTCCGCCGCCTTTCCGGTGGATTAAGGCCGTGATCCCGTCAGGCGCCGCGGGCGTGGATGACCTGGTGATTGCCGGCCTGGGGGCGGCGCTGGTGGATCACACCGGCCATGCCATCACGCCGAAGGCCGATGCGACGCTGAGCCTGGCGGCGGGGGCCATCCGGAACATAGAACTCGATACCCTGTTCACCGCGGCCAATCCACAGTTCACCAATTTCGACCACATGCATTTTTCGGTTTCTTCGGCCGATGTTACGAAGGTGCGGGCGTGGGTGAGGAAGAGCGCCCCTGGCTTCGTGCCGGTGGATTACCAGTTGAGCATAGAGGCCGTGGCCGCCACTTCGAGCACGGCCGTAACCGTTTCCGGGGCGCTGCCTTCGGGGGCGACCGCCAGCCACTCGATTACCGTAACCGTAACCTGATGCCGCGATGGACTGGCGGAAGCTCAACCCCTGGCGGAAGTCGGCGGGCGGCGAATACCGCATTCCGGATGCCCTGCTGCCGCCCATTCCCTGGCAGCAAGCTTCCGGCGCGGAACTGGCGACCGCCGGGGCCTGCGTTGACCTGATAGGGCGCTGCCTGGCGATGGGCCGCGCCAGCCCGCCGTTCGACCGCGCCTTGACCCCAAGCCTTCTAGCGCGCGCTGGGCGCGATTTGGCGGCTTTCGGGGCCAGCCTATGGCTTCCGGCGGAAAATGGCATTCTGGGCGGCCTGGCGGCTTCTGGCGGCGATTTGCAGCTGGTGCCGGCGGCGGACTACGAGATAACCGGCGGCAGCGCGCTGCCCGCCGAATGGCGCTACCAGGTGAGCTACAGCGTGCCGGATGGAACCCGCACGCGGAAGACGGCGGGGGCGAACGTGCTGCATTTCCGGTGCCGCCAGGACCGGCGGGCGCCGTGGCGCGGCAGGCCCGCCCTGGAAGACGGCCCGGCGACCGGGCGCCTGGCGGGCGGCCTGGATCAAACGCTAGCCCACGAAGCCCGCACGCCCGCCCTGTGGAGCGTATCGCTTGGCGACGGCAACGCGGCGCCGGATTCGGATCAACTGAAGTCAATCAAGGG